GATTGAATGTTTGGCCCAGGACCAGAAGTCTGAACTTTAGTGGGATTAGTTCCGGCGCTATCTACCGCAACACCAGGATTCGTTTTAGAGAATGTCTGATTGATTTTACCGGAGACCGCAGTACCTAAAATATTTTGCCCAATTCGTTTTGCTGTGGCTTCAACGCCAGGTAATTGGCTTGGCAGTTTAACTTTATTGACGGCGTTTGAAATGGCGGTATTAGCAACAGTGTTAGCAATCTTTTTGCCAATGCCGAGAGCCAAATTCGTTAATGGACCCGGCGGTTTATCGGGACCTGCCGTTGGCGATGGAGCTGGTGGCCCATAAATTTCGCCGCCGCCATTTAAGTCAAGAGCTGACCAATTTTTTATACCAGCCTGCTCGGTTGAAACCATATCAATTGATAAGGCATCATATATGAATGATACCCTCATCACGTTGCCGGCGCCGCCTTCGGCGTCAACATCATCCAAATCGAATAGTTGAATTTTTGGATTTAAAAAAGTGAAGACGTTAGTTTTCATACCATTTTGGAAAATTTGATAAATCTTTAGTTTTTCCAAATACACCATTTCTTGCGCCCCGCCATCACGATACGCTAGATGGCCGGAAGAAGCCGCGTAATAATTCCCAGTATAACGATCATTTGGGCTCGTAAAATTCATACCATGTTCTTGAAAATTCTGTGGTGAGAAAGCCGCAGGGCTATTCAGGGTTTTCATTCTGGCCATCGGGGAATGAGCTCGGCGATATTCTTCAAAAAAGGATAATACCTCATTCTGCTGATCATCATAAAATTCCATGTTCAGCGGTTGATAATTTATTCTTTTTAATACCTGAGTTCTATAATTGTAAAAATTGACTTCTTCATAGTCAAATGTTATTGTTGGGCGATCAATCTGCTTGACGGCATATTCAAAAACTTTTCGAGCATCTTGACCAACTTTTTGATAAGCTGGCGCAAATGTGAATTCAACTTTAAAAAGAAAGCGATGCTTTGGCGCGTATTTAACCATCTCTGAAGCATAAAGAGATGATTGAAAACCATTATTTCTTAAATTTGTAGCTAAAGCCCCTGGCGTTACACTATTTGGTCCAGCTTCAGGTTTGCCTATATTACCTAATTTTTTTCCAATCTGCATTCTGCCAAATTCATCTACCTGTGCAGAAAAAATATCAGAAGCTTGCTTTTCTAAGGCAATGTTATTAGCTGAAAGTAATTTTGAAATGTCGGCCATAGGATTCTTTTAAGAGTTCACTGATCTATATTTACACAAATTAACTATTTTCCAAAATCACATTTCTCAGTACATAAAATAATAGGACTCATGCGAGTCCTATTATTGGTTTTAAATCAATTAAGCTTAGATAGTACCGCCAATCGCTGAGCCTAAACCTTGGCCAAGAAGTTCTTGACGTGCATGATCGAACTGAATTGTCAATGAAATCTGAGCTGCTTCAGAAGCTGAATAGTCGAGATCATTCCAATCCACGGCTTGAATGAAACAGCCTTCAATTGTCCAACGCTCAACAACACCCTCGTTACCGTCAAGCATTTCGAGTAATGTTGCAAATTTATAACCAGAAGCAGTTGGTTCTGAATTTAACCAGTTGCCGTTTGCAAGATCAGCACCAATTAAACGCTGCTGTGTTTCAAGCTGACCTTGAACCACGAAAGCGGCGGCGCCGGTGATATCATCTTCAATCGTCAATGATAGTGGAGACCAAGTGTGCTTGCCAGCAACATAAGCACGTGAGTTATAACGATCTAATTGTACAGTCTCAAATTCAAGCTGAGGACGTGAAGCGTTGACAACTTGAGCTTGTAAATCTCTGCCATTGTTTCCGGCAAGACGAGCAATACCAACAAACTTCACCTGGAAGCGGTGTTTGAGTTTTGGTGCCAGGATACCATTTCCTGAACCCGGAATACCAACTTGTGTGAGGACTGCCATATTAATATCTCCATTTAAACGAATAGGTTTCAGTTACCTGAATTCTGATACCTTATTTATCAAAAAACTAAAAATATTACTAAAAGTTTTGCGAGGGAAATGAAAAAGGGAGCATATGCTCCCTTTTACTAATCAAATTAATGATTATAGTTCAGCACCAGTAGCCAGAATTGTGATTGGGATATAAATGAATTCAGCTGCCTTTACAGGTTTGACTCCAATTTCTATCCATAGCTCATTTCTGTCAATTCTGGTTGGCGTGTTATTTGTTTCATCGCAAACACTAACGAAATCATATAAACCGCGCTTAATCAGAATATCATTCAAGAACCCATCGACCGCACTCTTAAGATTATCGCGAGTGATAGGATCATTTGGTTCGAACACGAATGGCTGGGCTCCTTTACGTAAATTGCGCTTGATGTACATCATCAGACGTGAAACGTTTACGCGGTCAAGGGCTGAAGCAGCAGTAGCGGATGTCTTCTGACCCCACACCAACATACCACGGCCAGGGAAGAAGCATAACGGGTTGATATTCTTAAATGATTCATAAAGATTATCGCGTTGACCTGCATTCAGATTTGTTTCAACGAAAGTTGTAGCTGAACCGAGTGTTCCAGACACATAACCAAGTTGACTTACGCCAGTGATTAAACCACGCTGTACACCAGCTGGAGCAAACCAAACATAAGCTTGATTGTCGCTGTAAGCATATGTACGGAGAGCGATACCTGATGGGGCGCAGACAACGTCTTTACCATCCAGGTTTGAAGCAAGACCCCATGGATAGTAGTAAGCAACTGAGGAGCTGCTCTTACGATCTGAAGTGAGTGACCATTGTGCAACTTGCTCTGGTGTCTTATCATTTGGGGTATCAGCGATCACGAATGCTTCGTCGTTGACGCTGGTAGAAAGAGCGAGTAACTCGTCAACTGCCTCAGGATAACCAGGAGCAAGAATTAAGTTGTACTCATATAGTTCAGAACGAACTTCCTGATTTGAGTTGATTTCAGCTTGGAGGGCAGTTGCGATAGCGACGCGCTTAGCGGCATCGTTGGCGCCAAGTGGATCAGAGATTGTTTTTGTAGCAATTGTGATTTCAAAGGTATCACCAGCAGAGAATGCCACTGAACCTGAATTGATAATAAAGGTGATGTAGTTATTATCATAGGCTACGTTAACTTGGCCGCTAGTGAATGGGCCGCTGACTGAACCAGTAACTGTGAAGTTGGTGGCATCGGTGAATTCGAGTGTCCATGTTTCTGGAACAACTAAAGCATCAATTCCTAAATTGTTTAAGAGACCATTGCCTGTTGTTGGTGTTCCAGCTGTGTTATTGTAACGGCCAGAATGATTCAATGAACCAGCTACGAAACCATTTTCACGGTACACGAAGCTTAATGTGAATTTGTCACCAATCGTGAAGGCAGTTGAACCTGAGGATAAATTGAAGTTTACGCGGGTTGAGCTGAATGATGAACCAGCAGACACTGTGCCGATTAAGCCTGATGCTGAACCTTCGACCGCGAATAAAGCAGTAGCGCCACCTGTTACGCAAGTCACCGTGATTGTTTCAACAATAGTTTTTGCACCAACAGTAACGCCAGAAAGAACGCCATTGCCCACGCCTGAGTATGTTGGTGTAGTTGGGGCAATTTTAACTGGAACGTCTTCGGTGAGTGACAGATCGCGAAGATCAACGTTGGCACGAACTACGAAAGCGCGATTACCAATTCCTAAAAATTGATTTAAAGCAAAAAGACCATATTCATTACGAGCATCACCGTGTTGCGCAAGACCACCAGATGTTTCACGGAATTTTGGAATACCAAAAAGCTGTGTGCTTTGGCCGATTGAAGTTACTGTTCTAACAACAGAATGCTCATTAGTACCAGCAGCAGGGGTGATGCCATTTGGTTGTGTTTTACCTGCCTCGGTTGCAACGAAGAAAAGAGGAACGGTTGGGGCAGAAACCGGGATATAGAAGGATTCGTCAGTTATTGATACTGATACTCCTGGTGCGACCAAAGTTGGCATGATAACTCTCCTAATCAAATATTATCTAATTATCTGTAATTTAATCGATTACAGTTTTCTTAAATTATGATGAAGTATTTATGCTTTTTCCGGGTTTTACTAATGTTTTGAAGCGTATTTTCGAATAAAAAATGAATGAATTTTGAAAAATTAGTAAATATTAGTGTATTGGTACATAATTGGTACCACTATCTATTTTAAAGGAGATAGCAATGAGCACAGAAATAGCAGACATGCTTGCAACAATTCCTGGTCTTAAGCAAGATTTCAAACAGGATTGGACAGAAACAACTAAAGAAGACTGGAAATATGATTGGGATGAGACTGAAGGCGATTCATTACCAGAATAATGATTTCATGATGTAAAATAAAAGGAC